AAGTCAGTACAAGCATTGCCATCTAAGTCGTGGCACATTGCAGATGTCTTTCGACTAGGCATCAACTTTGTCTGAGGAAAAGAAGCTCCTGCTGGCTTTCCATAGCTCAAAAGAAGGTCAGTTCCTTCAGTCGGGTCCGTGATGTCTCCGTACTCTGGGTTGAGTACAAGGTTCAACAACTGCTCGTAAACCTGCTTGCCGTAGCCCCAGACCTTTACACCTTCGTCTTCTTGCCCTCGGACAATAACTGGCGAGAAGAATCGCTGGCGAGCCATAAGGTTCTTTGCCATCTTGGTGCTCTCTTCTGTACCTTCTCTCCAAAGCTCCTGCAAGAATGAGTCTAACGGGTCATCCTCGCCAAAGTTCTTTTTTGGTGATAAGAACCCTGCGTTCTTACCAAGGTTGTAGTGGAAGAAAAACTCCTTGAAAGGGTCGCCGTCAGCAGTCGGAAGAATGCGAATAGTTTGCTCGCCATCTTCTGGTCGCCAAAACTGAGACTTCTTTGTGGAGCCTCCCTTGTTTTGTACTGCGTTCAGCTTTGCTCTCATCTTATCTAAGTTAATTCCCATATTTATTTCTCCTTCTTCTTATGGTTATTTGTGGGTGAATTACCCTTGAGTATACCTGACTAATCTTTCAGGTATCTAATGTTACATTGTTTGTTGTTGCTTCGCCTACAACTGTTTTCCAATTGAAGACACGAAATCCACTATTATCTAAGTCCCAGACTACCTCCTGACCCTCGCTTAGGGTTCGCTCTTTACCAGTCCCTTTGATTTTACCATTCAAAAAGGTTTCTGGTAAGTCATTTAATCGAATAAAGTTCATTTCTCGGTTTTCACCTGAACTCTTTACATAAACTGCGTTATAAGCTGTTACCACTTATCGTCCTCCATTACTGAAGCCATAAAAGCTTCTTTCCATTGTATAGTTTAGCTCACTGAGGTTTTCAGCGAACTCCTTATTTTTCTCGGGAACTACTCCCTCGTCTACTCGTTCTAAGTGCTCGATTTCTCCCCACTCTCCAAACTGTGGGAAATAAACAAGACTTTTGTTGGTTGTGGAATCAAGTCTTACAAAAATTCCCTCTTCACCTTCAACCTCGTTATTAAAGAGGCTGTACTGTTGCTTGACGATTACTGCTTCGCCCAACACCATTTCACTCACTATCCCCTCCTTCTGGGTAAGTCTGAATGTTCGAAGTCCAAGTTTCTACGAAGGCAAAACTGTTTTCATATTTTGTCGAGTGTATCTGATAAGACGCTCCTTGAAGGTCTTTCATCTTCTCCTTGACTTCTTTGTTTACCTTTTTCAAAACTTTATAGTCTTCTTCTAATACTTTGTCGTTTACAGCGTAATAATAACACCTATTGGTTTCGTTGTCAATAGGAAAAAAACTTTTTTCTGCACCTGTCTCGAAGTCTACCATCCCTATTGTGTAAATCCTCGCTGACTCACTGTTCTCAATCTTGTTGTCAAGAACTGGTTTGGTTCTATTGAAAACATTTACCATATGATAAGTGTATCCAATCAACTCGTTTATCTTCTCATAATAATTTGCTGCTGTCAAGTTGTTTTCTAAAATTTCTTCAGTGGATGGATTGCTTACCAAACACATCGAGCGCAAGACACCTGACCTTGCATACTCTTGCAAAATCCTATAACAAACCTTGTCTTGCAAATAAGCAGTTCTTCCTAGAAGTTCGTGGTCTGGCTTGATATAAAGAACATCTACATCGAACTTACGCTTCAAAAACTTTAAAACCTGCAAAGAGGCACCTGAAATGTTTCCAGAGCCCGCCATAATAAACAAACACTCGCCTACATCAGGCATTTGCTCAACAAAACGGGTCATTCTTATTTGTTTTTTATCATATTCCTCGTGAGACGCTCTCTTTGTGATGCCGAGCGACTTAGAAGTCTTCTTTAGACCCTCGTCAATAGTAAAAACACTGTATTGAGGGTATTTCTCAAAGTATTTAGCGATTTTGCAACCTGCATTGCCTAAACCTACTACGTTCATTTCATTTTCCTCATTTCTCCGTAACTTTTGCCGATAGAAACACCAACTTTATACTTTCCAAGTGGTGTTTTGGAGAATTTATCAATCATTTCAGGCAAAAGTGCTTTATCTTCGTCTGACAAGTCCAATAGAACGCTGTCATGAACAAGAAAGCGTATCTCTGACTTCTTGCCCTCCAACATTTCCCATATACTGTAAGCACTGTTGAGAAAAATATCACTAGAAGTAGACTGAATAAGGTAGTTCAAGGCGGTTCTTTCTTCTGAGAGTATTGTTCTCCCCATTGGCGTCCTTATCTTCCCCTCTTCATAGTACTTCTCTACAAGCTTGTCCCTATTATAATAGGTTTCTGCTTTCTCGTCAAGTGCTTTCGGGTTATAAAGCCAAGAAAATATCTTTTCTTTTGCTTCGGGTCTTGTCATACCCTCGTAATAAATGTTTTCCATATTCCAAAGGTGCAAGTCCTCCTCTGGCTGCTTTGTTCCCGACAAACCAAGCAAAGTTCTTAGCTCCGCTGCGTTGTAGTCAAGCTCCACCAACCAGTCGTTCTTTGGCTTTATAATGTTGCGAAACTTCTTATCCAAAGTTAGGATAGGAAAACTCGCTTTAGAGGCGGTAAGACGCCCCGTTATCGTCCCGAACGGGTTATAACTTACACGTTGTAGGTTATTTCCCAAACGCTGCCTAAAGTGGCGTACTCGCTCTTCAGCAGCATAGCGGTTTAGAGCGGCTTTGTCAACAGAAAAATGCTGCTGAGCGATATTATTTACCATTCTAGAAACTTTTACCATAAAGTCGTGATTAGCTGGCTTTTGATAATTCTGGAACACCCAGTCTGTTATCTGAGTCTTTATGGAGTAATATTCCAAGAGGTGTCGAGTTGGTACCAAGTCGTAAAAACAATGTTCGTGAAGGGAAACTTTGGATAAAGCGAATGACCTGTAAAAAGCCAACATCTTTTTGTGAACTCTTTCAAAGTCTTCTTGCAAGTGCGAAGGGCAAACATCTCCTAACTCCTTGCCCTCTACATATATCTTGGCATACTGAATATCCTCTTTATCTATAGAAGAAGATAAGCTCCAGGTATGTGTCAGGTCTTGAGGGAGTTCATCAAAGTGAAGTTCGCCTTCTGCGAAGACACCTATACACTCCTTCTTATCGTCGAGCGCTTGGAATAGCATTATTTACCTTAGAATTTGAAATCTGTAATTATTCTATCAAAGGAGTTTCTATTTGTCAAGTCTCTTTTTTGAAAAAGTTCTGATGTCTTGTCGATAAAGTATGGTTCTAGCTGTAGCGTCATTTGTCGAGTGCCTCTATATTTGTATGTCGCAAGGGACTCCCGAACAACTTTATCAAACTTCGCCTGATTCCACTTGCTGCCTGACTCAAGAGCACGAAAATAAACATAAGAGCGAATCCAGTGATTTTCTCCGTAATTCTTTCTGAGCTTCTCCAAACTTGGAATTTCTCTATATTTTGTACTAATCTTAGACGTGCCAGTTTTACTACAGTACTTTGAAACAAGGTATGTCGGGTCTGTGTTATAATATTGACTATAAGCACTATTCATAACAGAGTCAAGACCTTCAATTTCCAAATCAGCTATTCTATCATAATATTTTGCGAAAAATTCATCAATACTACCAACTCCGTACCTAGACAGTTTTCTCTTGGAATAAGGGTGAGAAATGTCAAAATAAAGACGCCAAGGAATGTGCTTATCTATTCTAAACCCGTAGCGATTTACAACCTTCCTAAAAACCTGAAAGTTTGAGTCTTTGATGTAGCCCTCATATTTCACTTTATCTTCTGAATAATCTTCTGTTGCTAAATCTATGACTAGCCCAGAGTGTCTTGGGTCCGAAAGATTAGACGTGCAAAATCCAGACATTGTAAGCGGACTTCTAGTTGAAGCGGCATATTCCATAAAAGATTTTTCGAAAGTTCTATAATCTATGATTTCTGGTAAATCAGTGTTTTTGATAGATACAAACTCGTTTACTATGCTTTCTCGATATGAGGTATAAGACGTTTTTGGATTTTTCCAAGCTTTCTTTGGAGCTAGCTCTTTGAGGGTTTTAGAATCAAGCCTGAGCTTTCCTCTAAGTTCTAGCTGGCGATAATATTCAGCCATCTCCTCGAAACTTTCTTTTACAACATACAGTGCCTCGAAAGTTCCCTTGGAGCTTGAGGAAATTTGAGATATGTACTCTTCTTTTGGGATAACTGCAAAACCGTAGCCATCGACCTTTCCGTAAAGACCTCGTATTGTCGCCCTAACTGTAATCGGTTTAGCCTGATTTCTAGCTTGAGGAAACTTTATATCGTAATACTCTGACTCAACATAGGCGTCTGAGGCTCTCAGGTCGTTGCTCCCGTTAGGTGATTCGCCACCCTTGTCTTCAAACAAATATCTCATCGTTATGCTCCTGGCTTAGTTGGCTTGGTCCATATAGTTTCCAACTCTGTACTGAATTTACCGTCTTGTATCGTGTTCCTGACCTTGAGTACCATAAAGTATCCTCCAAGACCTAAATCGTCCGCATCTTGTTGAGCGAAAGAATTTGAAGTTATATAAACCAGCATCCCTGGTTTGAAGATTGGATTTCCAACCATATCGACGTTTGCCTTATATAAGGACCATAGAATTCTTTTTTTATCATTAAACCCATCAGAGACCATTCTCATTTCCGCTAAATACTTTGTGTCTGCTTTGCTATACTTTACCTTCTTTGTTACACCATTTTCACTTGCGGCGACAAGATGATAGATGCCATCCTTACTGTCCTCTACATAGTCTCCATATCTAGGAGGTTCTGCGAAGGCATTGACGCCATAGACATAATAATGTTCTATCAATCCCTTCTGATAGATATTATTCTTCAAGATAGCATTAGGGATTTGCCCACTACTATAAACGTCCTTGATTTGACCCTTTGGTATAGGCTTGGACGTATTGAAAGATTGAGAACGAATTTGAGGCTTTGAAGGTGCTCTTGTGGAAGTCACGGACCTGAACTCGGGAGAAAAAGAGCGTAAGGCTAGTTGAACTATATCTTTTAGAAAACTAGACAAATCATAACTTTGTCTTTCACTTTTTTCCAATACATTCTCCTCAAACCACTTTCTAAACCCAGGTTCAGACACAGGAATAGCACTAATAGGAACCTCATATGACTTTGAGTCCTCTTTTTCTTTGTAATAAAACGAGCCAAAAGCAAACTCGAATCCTGATTTGACTTCCTCTTTAGCAAGACCGATTACTATGTCTAATAAATCTCCCAAGTAAAAGAACGATACCGCTTGTCGAGGCAATCTCTTTGAGCCGCCCTTGGTCCAATCGGTCACAGTGCTAGACTTCTCTATAGATAATATACTGTCGCTTAGACTGTTGGTATGATGACCCTTGCTATCGGAAAGTCGCAAGAGAGGTTCGTTCTTTCCCTTTTCTGCTGCATATCTGGTAAAGTATATCATCTTTTCCATTGCAAGTTTTGCGAAAAAACTAGAGTACCCTTTCTTCCTCAATTCAGACATTTTATCGAGGTCTTCTTTTATAGATTTCTCGTCCTTTTCTTTTTGTTCCTCGTCCTTCTTGGAGTCGCTATCACTGGGGGCGCTTTTCTTTTCTCTTATCTCCTCATATAGTTCTCTCGCTTTCTCTCTTTCCTTCTTAGTCATTCCAAGTTCAAAAACATCTACTTTTGTAACTCTTCTCTCGGTGTATCCGTGATACTCTAAGTCGAGATTGATAGAGCCGTTCTCATTGTATTCTAAATTATGCTTGTACAAGTTGAGGCTTATAACTCTTTTTGCGTCTCTAATCGCCTCTATCAATTTCTCGTCCCTTGATTGGTCCCAAATTGTTGAGTCAGAGGGTTCGTGATACCCATACTCAAGCCTCAAGATTTTTAACTCTTGATTCCCTTCCTTCTTTGCTTTCGTGGGGTCACGAGAAAGAAGTTTAAACAAATCCACATACTGGTATCTTTCGCCGTTTGGAGAGAGCCTGTTTTTAAAAAGTTCGTGCAAAGAGGAAAAATAAAGCTTCATCTGAACCTTATACATTCTGTCGGCAGTAGCTATGGAGTCACCCTCCATATCGATAGATATTTCTTTTACGCCTGCACCAGAGCCTCGCATGTTTCTGTCCGAAGTTATAGAGTCTGGGTTGATGTCCGAAAACTGATGAAGACCTTGAAAATCTTCAAACACTATTTCCGCTGGGTTGCCGATGGTCTTTCCTTTGATGTCTCTTTTTTCTTGAAACAACCGAATGCTTGGAACCAAGGAAGAAAGCTTGGCGGTATCCATATTGATAAAACTTTCCATACCCTTTACACCAAGAAGATGTGACCTGGTGCGTATAGCGTTGTCACCAATGATGCTTGTGTAGTTTTTAGGCTGAAAAGCTGCTTTACGAGGGTTCTCGCCAGTAATGTGATTATTTTGATAATACTGCAAAAAAGCAGGCATATCAAGACCAACCAAGAACTGATGATTGGCGTTGAGCTTTTCTATCTGTTCTACTCTTTTCTTTTCTTTCTTGACTGCCTTAGCTTTTTCTTTTCTCCTAGCCTCTCTCTCCTCTTTGGATAACTTCTCCCTCTCCCTCTGCGCTTCTCTCTCCTTCGCATCTATAGGGGTAATTCCATCCCTAATACTCATCAGTCTTCCTCCAATAAAGCAACTGCCCTGTTGAGAGGTAGTGGAATACTTATCTTATCTCCTATTTTTACGTGAGACTCTGTTGGCTTGCTATTGAATTTAGCAATCACCCACCAATACTTAGTCGTACCGTAATGCTTGTAAGAGAGCTTGTAAAACCTATCCCCAACAGTCCAAGTGTGAAGGACAGTTGTAAGCTGAGAGAACTGCTCTTGTGTAAGAGTCTTGAAATTAGGAGAAGCATGATGTGAAATTTTCTTCACTCCTCTCTTTTCACGTACCTCTTCGTAAACATCTTCAGTATTGTCGAAAACTTCTCTATTTCTATATCTACTAGGCATATTACTCTCCTCCCGACATATAACCTATTGTACCATCAGGGTTAGAAGTTATGGCGTCTGCGTTCGATTGATTTATTCTTTCCTCTGGAACGCTCATCAAAGGTGCGCTATCATCTGATTGAGTGTTGCTGCTCTGAGACACTCCTCCAGTATCTTTCACTCCAACGCCATAAGGAAAGCCCTGGGTTCTTTCAGGAGGGGACTCTTGCTTCCATCCTAATTTATCCTCATGGATAACCGAAAAGGTACAAGACAGTCTTACTATCTTTGGGTAAAGGTTTCCTTCTGAATCTCCAAACATTGCATCGTCCATTGCGGGCTCAAAATTGAAACCAGCGGAAGAACCGAGAAGACCAGCAGTCTCAGCAGACGCTAAAGGTTTAGCACCTGGTCTTGTTACAAAATTCAAATACTTCATTCTCAATAAAGGAGCCTGATTCATTCCAGAAGTTCCCGAGGAGGCTGAATTGTAAGAAGGATATAGCATATTGAAGAGAGTCGAAAGCTTTTCTAAATTCTCTTGTGCTTCCTTGAGAGAACCAGCAACTACATCCCAGGATATGTTTATAACTCTTTGAGTAGACCTGAAAGTCTGAACTGGGTCCATTCTACCATAAATCTCTTCTTTTTCCCAATTACTTTGATACTGGTCTGAGAAGCTTGTTACGAAAGCTTTGAAGCTTACCTCGTACCCTGAAATGAGATGGTAAAAGCTGAGTACATAACCTGCATTAGCGAAAACTGCTGACTCATCTGCGCTGTTCTTGAAGTTAGACATAGTTTCTCCTGATAGTTCTATAAGGTAAGTAGTCTATTATGCTAAACTTAGCTTCATGTCGTCATCAAGTGCCTCGACAACTGCTCTACCGAATTCTCTTCCGTTCATCTGAAGGATAATTTCTCGCTTGCGACGTTCGCTGGTTCCCGAGGTATCAGGTGCGACAAAAGAAATCAATCGATTCACTGCGTTCGAGACTGAATCTGCTGCCTCTATTGCTGCGAGTTTAGCTTGAATAGTTACCAGTCTATCTGCCTCGTCCAAAAGGTCGCCAAGGTTTCCTACATTATCTTCATCGAGGCTCTTAACAACTGTTACAAACTGTTTCACTCCGTCTTCGCCAGTTAACTCTCTCATCCCAGATACAATATCATTAACCTGGTCTGCGATGCTATCAAAAGATAGATTGAGAAGACCGAAAGAGGCAGATAAACCTCCGACTGCAAGGGACAGGATTCCTATTGCTGCTGCCGCAAGAACGGCTGCTGGGGTCATTGCAGCTATGATACCGACACCGATTGCGAAGCCTATTGCGAATATCAAAAATCCAGCGCCTGCGACGGCAACTGCTGCTCCAAAAGCAAGGAACGCTCCTGCTAAACCGAAAATAGACAGTATTGCTTCGGGCATTACTGCGATGTTATCTATCACCACCTGCAAAAGCTCTGTGAATGAGCCAACAAGAAGCGAAAGACCTGCTGCTGCAATACCAATACCTGCGCCGATGGCAAGAACCGCCAAGGCAACCTTGATAAGACCCATACCTAATGAGCCAAGAGACTTTCCAAGATTTCTCATGCCGCCGCCAGCGGATTTGCCTGATTTGTTTAGCTTTTCGTTTCCTTCAGCCGCTGCTTCAGCAGATTTGCCAAGAAGAAAGTTTTTTGCTGCTAAAATAATCTTTCTTCCAATACTCTCACCCTCTTGTGCGGAAACGAATCCAGTTACAATACTTGTCGCTTTTGCTGCCTTTCTGAATGCGTAAATTGCAGCAGCGCCACCAGCTAGCACTTGAATCAGTCTTTGATTATTCTGAGCAAACTCGGCTGTAATTGATGCAGCCTTGGAAAGCGCATCGACTATAGGCATAACAGCAACAGCGAGCGCCTGACCTGCTGCTGTTAGTTTCTTCGTTGCACTGACTGCTGCCTCCTGCCTCTCTTGGACCTGCTCCGCAGTAAGTCCGAGCATCTCATGTTCTGCCGCCATTTTCTGACTTTCACCACCGAACATCCTAGCTGCAACGGACATATCTGAAATGCCTGCGGCATTAGCAACAGCCATTCTCTCAAACTTAGACATTGACTCAAAAGACTTACCAGCCATTTGCAAAGAGTTCTGCAACATTGCAACTCTCTGTTCTTCCGTCTCAGCAGTCAAAAGAGCCATAGAGTCCAGGAAAGGACCACCGAGAACTGAGTTTAGCTGACCTGCTGCATTTGCTGCACCCTCGAAAGTATCGAATTGCTGTGTAATGGAGAGAAGCTCTCCCATCTCTATTCCGAGCTTTTTAGATTGGAGAGCCAGTCCCTTGAAGACCTTATCAGCGTTCTTACCGTATTGTGCTATTTTCGGACCAGCAGCGGCGAACTCTTTAGCCATTTTAGCAGGTGCAATACCAGCGTTCATAGCAAAAGTTCTCATGCTCAAAGCTTGTTCTGATGCCTGTTCTGCGGACAGACCCATTACCCTTGTGGTATAATCTACTTGAGAAGCAGTTTCGTCTGCACTGATTCCAAGCGAAGTTAGCTCTGCTGCTGTTGCGGAAAGTGAATTCTGAGTTTCTTGACTCAAGGAGGTGAATCCACTCATATTTGAGTGTAGTGCTTGCACTGCCTGTGCTGACTCTGCAAATCCTATACCGAGGGCTGCGTTGGAGTTTGCTACATCAGTAATGACTGCATCGAAAGAGCCGCCTGCGCCTGTAGCTGCTGCAAATTCTTGTCTCGCATTAGCAGCCATCAAGACGGTTCCAGCCATTGATTCCGTCACAGCGTCGAAGGCTGCACCAGTTATGCGGTCGATGCTGAAATTCTTTTTGAATGCTTCGCCAAGCTCGCCTATAGAAACTTTTGATTCTGCGATTTTATCTAAAAGAGTGTTTTCGTATTTTGCACCAATAGAGCCAACGAGGTCAAGGATGTCTTCTTGTAATTTTCTTTGTTCCTCAAGAGCAGCCGTGTTTGCTTTTATCTTGTCATTCTTCTTTTGAATGTTAGAAATCTGTTTTTCCCAAACAGCATTCTGAGACCTTAGTGCTTCATATTCTTCTTTTGTTAGGTCCGAAGACTGAAGCTTTGCTTTATTTATCTCTTGATTTGCTTTGAGAATCTCTTCTTGAAGTTTTCTTCTTTCTTCTTCAGTAGAGTTGAGTTTGTCCTGAAATGATTGTTCTTTTTGCAGCAGAGCCAATCTTTCTTGCAACTGCTCAACGGTCTTGTTGTCTTCAGCCATCTACTCAGTCTTATCCCTTGAACGGATATTTGATACCCGTTGTTCTTTCAAACTTGGCGATTGCCTTTCTTAGTTTGAATTTATCTTTATAGACCCTCGGGTCATTTAGTCCGTGTTTAGCGACAGCAGACATATACTTTTTCTCTCGACCAATCGTTTGAGCGAAAGAAGCAATCTCCGCCTTGTTGCCTTTGATTTTTACTGGAAGCGAGCCTCCACCGAACATTCTATCTAAAATCTTTTGAATTGCAAAGCCAAACATTCTGAGGAATACTTCGTTTAGCTCTCCTCTTCTCGCTACGCCAAGGTCAATCTCGATTGGGGTAATTTCATTGTTATCGCTCATTATAATAGCCTCTTTGTAAAAGTGTTCTTTGATAATTAGTTTGTTTTTCTAAATAATTTACAAATGAAAGAAAGGAGACAAGGTTGGGGATTTCCCTTCTCTTTCTTATCCTCACTCATTTTATTCAATTTACTTTTTAGTCTTTTCAGATTCTCTTTGGACTCTCGCCTTTTTTTCTCTGTTTTACTCATTTTTTTCTTCCCCTAGTACTCTTACAACATAATTATAAGACCAAAAAAAAGACCAAGTTTTTTAGGCTTGGTCTTTCTCTTATCGAGTCTTCTTTGTTGCTTTCTCCACCGCTTCTGATTCTTTTTTAAGTTGCTTTGAAAGCCTCTCGACAAACCAGTTGCGAAGTCCAACTGGAAGATTGTATGCCTCTATGAAACTCCATCCTCCGTGATATTTCAGGAAGAAGAAAGCCTCATAGACTTTTTCCATATACTCAGGTCCGAGCCCAAAAGAAGTCCGCACTAAGCGGAACCTCCATTTCAGTAGTGGTTCCACACTCTTGACAGTCAACTTCACTTCGAAGCTCAATATTAGGAATAACCTTTTTGTAAGTTTCACGAAGAGTTCTAGACTGCTTACCAGTCATATGCTGAACTGCTTTTGCAACAGTTGCCCTGTCCGTGTGACCTGATACTGAAACAATCATTGCGTTTAATTGGTCTTGAACGACAGTTTCCGAAAGACCCGCCTTCTTCCTGTTCGCAGAGGACTTCAATAGCTTGTTCTCGTCAGCACCTGTAAGTGGCTTGATTTCTACTTCCCAGCCATTATCTAAAGTTACAATAAAGTTTCCTAACTCATTTTGAACTGTATCTGCACTATCAGTTACCGTGGGAGTAATACATTGCGCTAAGTCAAAGGTATGACGATTAGTCGCAGTACAATTCGGACAAACAACCTGAGTACTGTACTCGTTTCCATAGCCGTCAATTCTTGCTTGAATCAATACTGCGTTCTTGTCTCCAACCAGTAAGTCTTCTGGTCCGACCTTTGAATCTATTAGAATTCTTTCTAAGAATTTATCTAACGCTGTTCCCTTCTGTAAGAGAGTCCTGTTGGATAGAATATCTTCCTCTGCTGTCGTCATTTGACGAATCTCGATTGTATCTTGATTGTGAAGAGGATGACCTTCGCCATAAAACTTGCCTTCTGAAGGTAGTGCAAGAACAGTTGTAGGTCGAACAAACTCTAGTGGAGCAGGTCCAGTAGTGGCTGCTTGCGATGCAGCGGGAGAAGAAGGGGTCTTTTTCGCCCCCATTCTTTCTTCATTATTTCGCATAAACACCTTCTTTCATTATTGTGGTAGGTTTATTATAGAATAAAATAAATGGAATGTAAAGAACTTTTTAGAAATTATCAGGACCATTTGCTGCGAAAGACTCGTAAGATGCTGAGTCATATCGAAGTTCTACTTCAATCTCAACCATGTCGTCTGAAGAGTAATCCAACTCACCGAACTTGACGTCCTTAATCCAAGGGTTCTTGAGTTTCCAAGTTTCGATAATTCTACCATTGGCGTCCATCTGGTCGATAGCGACCTTACCAAGAGCTTCCAATGATTTTGACTTACTCATTGTTCCCAAGTCTTGAGCGTTGTTTGGTGCCTTGTATCCTGCCTCGTTGATTTTCTCTACCAAAGCTTCTGAAGCGTCTGGATTGATAGGGTCAACCAAAGTAAAAGAAATAGTGCTCCACTCAACTCTTCCTGGGTAGTAGAAAGTGTGGTTGAGAAACTGGTGTGAAGACTCAGATACAGTGAATGAAGGCTTTGAAACTTTCTTTACTGTATAGACTTCAATGTCGTCGATGCGAAGTACCCATCTGTATGCTCGCTTTGGCTCGTAGCCTGTTGCGTCTGACCAAAATGCCATAATTTTAATCTCCTATAAAAAGTAATATTTGTAATAACTAGGCTGGACCTTTATTATCCAGCCTAGTTTTTATTTTATTAGTCCTCGAACGATGCGCCAGTGTTAGTGATAACAAAGTCGATGGCGATGAACTCAATAGCACGAGCAGGCTTCAAGAAGACCTTTGCATAAACAATGTTTCTATCAACCAAATCTGGTGTTGTTGTAGTTTCATCAAGAACAATCTTATACTCAGTCAAACCAAATCGAGTCTGTACTGAGTCCAAGAAAGGTTCTGCCTTACCCAGGAATCTATTCCAGGTAGCCTGTACGTTCTGGTCGAACAAGGTCGTAGCAGCCATTCTTGAAACCTCTTTCTTTACGTGAATCATCAAGCGACGGACGTTGATTCTATCAAGTGCTGAAGGAGTAACCTGAAGCGTCTTCTGACCGAATACTACAATACCCTCTGCTGGGAACTGTGCGATTGGGTTAATGTTTGCCTCGTAAAGTGCGTCTCTTTCCTTTGAGTTGAGTCGTAATCTAACCTGTGATACAGGAAGACCGCCTGCGCCTGCTGAAAGCCCACCACGAGTGAAACCAGCAGGAGCGAACCAAAGCTCAGACTTAGCTGCTGATGAAGCCATTGTTCCAAGGGCAACTACTGAAGGTGGCATCCAAATCTTTCGATTGCTTAGCTCATCGCTCACCTGCACCCAAGGGAAGAAAGCACAGCCGTAGCTTGAACTCAACCCTCTTGATTTCAATGAAGAGATAGCCAAATCGACATTTGGAAGTCTTGCTGACTCTGCTGTTGTGTCCCATCCACGAGGCTTGTAATCGTTTTCTAAGTCGATGATTGCAAGTGCATCACCCCTTGCTTCGCAAGTAGAGATAAGCTTAGACGTCAGACCTGGAGTTGAAACACCTGGAATAGTCATCAAGTTACATTCAACGACCTCTGGGTCTGCAACGATGTCAATCGCCTTGGAGATTGAGTTGTAAGCGTAGTTAGAGACAGAAGAGCCTCCAGTTGCCAAAAAGGTGTCGCAGAATGGTTCGACCTGCGTAATATCAAGACCGTCGAAACCTCCACAAAGAGGCATGGTGAATTTGTTAAAACCTGCTTCTAGAACCTTTTCATAACTTCCACCTGCACCATTGAAAGACGTCTCTGCATTGAGCGAGCCAGCAACAAACTTAGCGTCTTTGCTGTCTGCCTTTTCAATCTGAATAAGGTCTAATGAGAAAAGCTCCGTTCCAGCAAACATGTCTTCGTCTGACTTCAAGAGTCTTACGATGTCCTGGTATGATTCATCATATCTTCCCACTACATCTGGTCTATCAGTGGTAACACCGAAACAAGCGTCCTTTGGTGAAGAAATCTTTGTGTCTGACTTTGTATCCTGTCTTGTTGCAAACTTAGCAACTTCGTATCCTGCAATCGCCTCGTGTGAAGGTACCGCATATCCGAAAGGAAGAAGCTCAGGGTTTGCAGCACCTGAATCAACGTCAGAATTCATCTCTACTCGAATATAACGTGACTGATTTGCATGCTCTCCGATGTGGACGTATCTTCTCTCATCTTCTCGCCATACCATCTTCATATCACCGATAACAGCACCGATGTATCTTGATGAAGTTGGGTCAAGATTCACATTTGAGAATCTTTCGTAAACAACTTGCGAAGCGTCGTTATCAGAAGCTGCTCGAACAACGACTGAAAAGCTGCCATATTTGACGAAATCATTCGCTGGTGGCTTGACGTCAATGATTGAAATCTTGAAGTTCTTTTGCTCCCACTCACCTGCATAGAGAGAGTGAATTCTAAAAAGTTGCGTCAAAGAAGAAGGAGTGATAGGGGCAGCTAAGTCTGCATAACTTCCTGCGTACTGAGACAGAACCCAAGGAGAAGCAGCAGGTGTCGCTGAAGCCTTGTTGCTTCCGTATCCAGATAAATCCTGAACGGAAACTGCGTCGATGTCAGATGATAACTCTGACTCCAAATATTGGTCGAATGTCGCACCGAGGAAGTAGCCCTCTGTAGAAGAAGTGATACTGCTGTTAGTCAGCGTAGGGTTCGTATTCAACACATTTCTGATGTACTTCTTGGAGTTCCTATCGAAGTTTACAATAAAATTCTTGTCTGCGGTAGTGGAGCCGACAGCAGCCGTTCCTTGAGTGATTGCTGCTGCTGAAAGTCCTGTTGCCGCTGTAACAGTAACGTCTAGGACGTTTCCTGCGCTTGCTGTGACCACACCAACACTATCCATGACAAAAGTAATCTCCGCACCGTTTGCTGAAGCAGTTACCTCAAATGCGCCTCCGAGTGCATTGACCTCTTGAGCGATACGAGTAGCAAGTTCAGCCTCAGTTGATATATCAACCGTACCAATGACCAACGTAGTGGCGGTACCTGTTGTTTCCGATTTAGCGTTATCGAAAGAGAGAGTAAATGCCGTTGTTAGATTTTTTGCAATATCAACGGTGTCGTTTTGAGCGTTAGAAAAATCTGAAACTGTCAGAACCTGTGTCGCAGAAGTACCTGCATCAGCCACACCCTCTTCCGTGATTGTGATTTTGATGTCGTCGCCAGACATAGTAGCGGCAACAGCAGATGCGTTGTCGTAGCTTGTGTAAATCACAGCAGCGAGCTTGCCGTCTGAAGCGTCGCCGTCTGTATCAACGAACAAGCCGAATGCCTTAGACATCGACCAACCTGCTGCTGGAACACCTGTTGATGCTGCGTCTGGGTGAGCTTCGCCCAACAAACGAACAAACGTGATTGGCGAACCATTTCTCAAGTAAGCTTGAGCGGCGAAGGCACCGTAGGTCGGTCCAAGTCGGTTTCCCTGTCTCCAAGCGTCGTCTGCTTGGGCACCTGCAATAGGTTCACCAAATGTTTCGACGAACTCTGAAAACGAGTCAATCTTTACAGGCACCATTGCTGGACCTCTTTCTGCACGACCAATAATAACTGGTCCCATATCTTCTGCCAGTCTTGGCAACTGCGAATTGTCCACCTCGTTTACGAAAACGCCAGGTGAAACGAACTTAAAACTCTTTACGGACATTTTTTACTTCTCCTTGAATAAAAATAATTTTACTTATCTAAGCCCACAGAGGGCATTTCTTTTCTCTAATAAATAGTATAGAATAGTCCCAAACTCATTTTTTGATTGTTATTTTATTTGAAAGGATTAGGATAATCTTTCTGGCTTATAATCTGGGTCGAGGATTGTTCTTTCTCTCGCTATCTTTACGTCGACGACGGACTCTCTTTTTATATATTTTGGGGATTCTTGATTCACGCTGTCGCCAATGAGAGGAGCGAGGACTTTCAACTGAATCGTCGTCTCATAGTTGCGCTCGCCCTGCATATCAGATACTGTGTTTTCGAGGGCAAAATCACCTTCCAGAAACGCCTCGTATGAGTGATTATTGTTCTGGACTGTGAGATAGTTGGTTCCTCCAGGCTCTGTTATGAAAGGGTGAACCATGTCGTTGATTTGCTGCTGATATTCTGCCCTAAGAGATATCTTATAAGTAATTTCTACATAAACAGGCATTGGAATAGAAATAGTCTCATATACAACCTTTTCTTGCTTTCTTGTGCGAAAGTTCAACTTTCCCGTCTTTTGTTTTGACTTAGCATTAGAAAAGTTTCCAGTCTTGTCCTGTTTTATCTTTCTGGCAACTGTTATTGCGCCGCCCTTGTTGTCTCTTCTATTTGGCAAAGCAGCATAGGCAGTGCCTTTTCTAGCAGGGTCTTTTACCACCGAAGACCTTTCCAAAGTTATCATAGGCATAATGAGAGCACCCGAAGAGTCACGAAGATTAGGGTTGTTTTTCATCTGAAAAGACTTCTCACCTGCAACCCACTGAACTGGTACTTTTCTAAATCCTTTATTGGTAGTCGTCTTTACGTCAAGTTGTTCGTTAAGCCAGTTGTAAGTTGCCTGGTCTACGTCCTCTAGCGTGCTTGGAGCAATATCTATCTCTTTCAAATCATCACTTGCCATCGAATGAACCCTCTCTTGCCTTTCTGCAAGTTGCTGTTATCTCGAACTTGTGTCCTTCTTGACCGAAGAGGTATCTTGGCTGGGACAAGTCTGAAATCTCATAATACTCGTTGTCGTAAAGGATAAAGTCTCCCTCACGGACAAACAAGTCTTGGTCTTCTGTTAATCTTCTTTTATGAAAGTGTACCACAATGTTGCTTATCTTGTCAACCCCATAGTTGGAATAAGTTCTATCTGTCTCGCCCTTTTCTACAAGAGCATGAACCCTGATAGGTGGAAGATAAGTTTTCTCTATTGCCTCACCATAAAGAGGATGAAAGTTGGACCTTTTCATATCCACTGCATAGTAGACAATAGTTTGCCCTATTACCCTCTCGATAAGTTCGTCATTCACCTGCTTTACCAAATCACGTTCTTTTTTACCTGTGAACATTGGTGGTGGAGGTGCTTCTGGTTGCGACCATTCGTCAGACATCTCTTACCTCCTATCCTGTGAAAATGGCTGTTGGAACCTTCACCATTATTCTGTTTGAGTTCTCGACTGTTTCAGCGTCAGACTCAAGCAGCTTGGTGTAAGTTAATTCGTCAAGAGTTTCCTTTAGTTCTGCTCGAAGTGCTTCCTGTTCTTCCTTACCTGCTGATACAAGTGCATCACCGTTCATTGAGATATCGTTTCCTGGAATAGGAATAGATGAGAACTTAGAGCGAACCAGACCAAGCATTTCTTTGGCAAGGGCAAGACCGAATCTGCGAATCCACTGCTTACCGATAGAGTTAATATTCTTGTAAGGAATGTTCTGTAGGGGCATGGTATTCATATTGTTTACGCCGTCGGAACCTACATTGCCGTCTGCGCTATCGTCAGACCATGTATCCCTTGGGTAAACGAACTCTATCCATATCTTCTCTGGATATCCGTTTCCAGTTGGGACTGGGAATATTCTTAGTTTATTGTTTCTCAACTCATAAGAGAAGTGTGAACTTCTCACATAGAGAGATTCCTCATATGCCTTGGCTTGTAGTTTATTGTGCCATACTGGAACAATCTCATAAGTTGAGTCATCTGCGTATTGACCGTAAGTTGAAAGATTGCCTAAAACATTTACACCGTTATAATAACCATAATAAGACCACATTGCTCTTGGTGTCTTATAGAACACTTTTTTAACAAGAATCTTGTTAGCATCTGATGCTCCAGTAAAACCAAGTGCTGTTTGCCAATCTGCGTCGGAAGTTATCGCTGCCTGAATGTCGTAGTCTTGAACTCCGTCCTGGACGTCAATGGATGCCGAATAAACAGTTGTTGAACCACCCACGCCTACTTCCTCTGAAATACCCTCTGATACTCTTCTCGCATAAGCAAAGTCGAACCTTGGGTATTTTAGGGATACGTGAGTCTTTTTGTTAACAACTTCGTTATCTGTTGTATCCTCGGTTATTGCTCCGTCTTCATTGAAAGAGCCAGTTGAATTACCAAGTGAGTTAGAGAGCGTATTTTTTGTTTGGTGAATGTTTAGAATGTAAGAGTATTCCAGTATCGCTTCTTCGTATGCAGCAAAGACTTGCTCTTTTGTAAGTTCTATGTCAAGAACATCGCCGCCGAGTTTTCTATAAGTATAAGCAACCTGGTCGGCAGCGCCTTGAAGAAAAGTATCTACCTGGTCTTGTGAAGTGGTAGTTCCTCCGTCAGCATCGAACCAATAATCAACATTGGCATAGATACCAAAAGGAAAAGAAGCGACGAGAGCATCTTTCTCTGCTCCTGCGCCTGGTACTGTGTAGTTCTCTGGTAGCACAATGACACTCGTAGTTTGTGCTGGTGTTAGTGTAGGTTTCGCCATTTAGGGCATCCTCCGCATTTTCTCATAGTAAGTAGTCGGGAAGATACAAAAAAAGCCCCAACCTGATGGAAGGGGCTCATTTGTTAGAGTAAAACTCTAAAAGCTACTGTTCGAATTAACCCTCAAGGTCACGAACAACAACAAGACCGTACATATCAGGTCGTACCATCTTCTTACCGTAGCGAGTCATCACAGCCTTACGTGGTGTGAAGTCCTCTGTGTCGAAGATAGTAGGAGTAACCTGCAATGGTACATATGGAGCGTAAACAAAGCCACTCTCAAGGAATGAACCACCCTTGCGACCTACAAGGATAACATTTCTTGGGAAGTAAGGGTCTACGTGCAAGTCCCACTTCTTGTTGATTGAACCGATTTGAACAGCACCAACTGAACCAGTTGCATCGTCGTGAGTGACTGAAGCACGGAAACCAGTTGTGAACTCAAGGATGTTAGCAACCTCTGGTCCGCAAACCAAGAAGTTAGCACCACCACGAAGAGTCTTTCTGTGGATGTCGGCTGAAACGTCATTGATAGTCTCAATGAGAGTCTCGTACCACTCGCTTACTGAACCTGTGAAATCAGGAGGAGAAGCCAATGATGTTGCGTCCTTACCAGTCAATCGGTTAACGAAAAGACCTGGACGACGTGACCAGTACAACTTAGATGCTGAAGCACCTGCGATAAGGTCTGAAAGGATTTCCTGGTCGATTTCCAAAGCAATCTGCTCTGAAAGAATACCAGTAAGCTCAACCTCTGCGTCCAAGTTGTGATAAGCGTTCAAGTCCTGAGCAAGCTCTGGAGTCCAAGAAGCCTTCAACTTACGAGTTACCGCAGTGATAGCTGTTGAATCAACCTTGATTGCGATTTCAGGAAGTGCGTCGGAACGCTCCATTTCCCAAGCTGCTGTACCTTCGATTGAACCAAGCTCGTTGCCCTGCTGGAAGTTGTCAGCCATTGCGAATTCGATGAAGTGCTCAGTGTTTGCACCTGGAGCGCCGATAGCTGGTGCGCCT